TCCTCAAACTTCTTCAATCGATAAGCGGCTCTTGTGTAGTAGGTAGACGCCGCATTACGTCGAGAGTAGTCAAGGTCGTAGTCGTCCCACACTGAGTCAGTCAGACTGATCTCAGAGTTAGGAAGTGAACTACGAAACTTCTTAGTACCAATTCGCTTCAGGAAGTAGATCCAGAGTTGCTTCAAGGTGAGCAATTCACCTGTGCCGTCGTCCGGCGTAGTGCCGGTCCAGATAGCCGTATCGAGGCGGTAGTAAGCCTGCCCGATGTTCCAAGCTCGCTGCCTGGCTTCATCGACAATCTCAAACCACTCATCGAAGTACTTGTCAGGGTCCTTGAGTAGTGCCGAAGGAGGGACTGAGTGAAAGTACCTGAGAGCCTGACCGATAGTGTTGGCGCTGATGTCGCGAAGAGCAGCGGAGTAAAGTTCCGCTGCCCTGTCGCTATCGATCTGCTTACTCATTAGGCCGCCTTACCTGCCAGGGAAGGATCAGCGGCACCCTTGCCTGTCGAAGCACCCTCCTTGGGGGCCTTGACGGCAGCAGTACCGGGATTCGCTTCGGCCTTGGCGTTGTTCTTGGCCACCCGGCTAGCGAACTTGTCCGCCATCGAGTTGACCCCGTCCTGGTCCTCCAGGAGGGCCTTGACCTCGTCAATGTCCTGCTGGGTGAAGCCAGGAATCTTGGACAGGACAATCGTCGTCGGGACCCCCATCTGAGTCAGCTTGAGTCCGGCGTCGACTGCCTGAGCGAGCGAGCGGTTGCCCTTGTCGGCCCACTGGACCTGAGCATCCTCGATCTCGTAGCCCTTCTGGTCACCGGCAATCAGTGCACAGAGACGAAGGACCAGTTCCCAGGACTCACCGAACGAGTGCCGGATCTCGTCAATCTTGCGAGAGAAGGCAGACTCGGCCGCCGCCAGGGCGTCAGCACTCAGGTTGGAGAGAGTTCCCGTCAGAAGGTAGTGAGGCGGCGTCTCGGTCACAGCACACATGTGCTGGACCACCATCTCAATGGCCTTCATGAAGTCTTCGGTAGGAGCTGCTTGCAGCGTTCCGAACTTGGTCTCGGGGTTCGGAGAGATGAGCATGGTCGAAGGGTCGATAACCGGGGCGATGAACAGAGGCTGTCCATCCTCGCCGTACATCGGGTTACCCAAGTCGTCCAGCATCTCGACCGGCGCGAGGCCGGTAGCCGTGCGAATGGCGAAGCCGGTGTAGTGCTGGGCAATCATCAGACTGAGGTACATCTGATTCAGCTTGTCCTGCATCTGCACAACAGTCTCGACGATGCCGTAAGCACGGCCCAGGAGATCCATCTTCGGAACGAAGCGAACCACCGGACAGTGAGGCATTCCGTGAGCCGTACGCTTGCCTACCTTGAAGGAAGACTCCGACAGCTCGACCTCGTACTGAAACTTCTCATCGAAGAACGTAGCTCGACCAGGACTGCCTTCACCCTTGGACTCCTCTTCGATTATGAGGGCGTACATAGGGGCGGCATCGAAGAGCGGGTCATCGAAGGCGGCGAACGTACGAACTGCCGGATGAATACGAATCTCCGGAACCTTCTGATCGAGAAGGCTCTTACGGACCGAGACGTACGACTGTCCGCACTCAAGGGCAGCCCGGTGAACGAGAGACTGGCGCTGATCCATTCGATTGGACTGCCAGTACTTCCACTCGGCCGGGTTACCGGTGACGTCGGGCCTTCGATAACCCTCTACAGCGAGAGCATCGGTAGGCGCATCAACCAGTAGAGGGATGATGTTGTGAATCGACCGCTTGGCCAGTTCCTTGAACTCAGAGTTCGCGTTACGAGGCATGAAAGGAGCGGGATGCAGACCGCGAACGTAGCGGTCCACCATCACAAGTCGATCCTTGTCCTTGTTGATCTGAGCAAGGGCGTTGGTGATACGAGCATTCGTATCGACCTTCTGCTTAGCAGCCATTCATCATCTCCTCCTAGAATCCACCTCTCGTTTGCAGCTTTCCGACAGTTCGAGGCTTCGACTGTTTGCCGGACGCGATGAGACGCGTACGGGCAATGAAAGCGAGCAAGGCAGCCGCATAGGCGTCTACCTTGTACTGCGAGTCTCTGTTCGCCTTACCGAACGAAGTGCCGTACTTGTTGTTCCGGCGCTTAGCGTTCTTGACGTGTCGTGATAGGCCGTAATTACCTGAGTGCTTGACCATGCCGTTCTCGATGGCACCAACGAGGGCAACGTTCATCTCGGTGATTTCCTTCTGGTTACCTCGCATGTCGTAGGCGACATGGGATCGTCCAGAAGCCTTGACGTCTAGCCGAGACTGATACTTCTCGTTCCACTGGTGAACGTAGGTTTCCCAGTAGGCTGTATCAGAGAGGAAGCCGACAACCCGATAATTGGCGAAGATCCAATCAATAGTCTCCGAGACGGCTTCCTTGTCGACTCGCCAGAGCTGACCTTCAGGGCCGTCCGGCTTCTCCCAAATGGCTATCGGCTGGAAGAACGAGTCGTTCACGCGGAGAGCCACAATGGCTGTCGCGTCGTCGGACTCGCCTCCGTCCAGACCAATTACGATCCGGTCTCCACGCTTGAGTTCGAGTTCGACCCCGCAGTTGTCCCAAGCCACAGGATCGACTAGGGCGTCCTCGGCGGCCGTAACCAGGTTCAGGTACTTCCTCAGGACTTCGTCCCGAGTGATGACACCCGAGTAGCACTGGTCAACGATGGCGTCGATGTTCACCCAGTGGCAGTCGCCGTACGCCGTAGCAATGGCTTCCCGGAGCTGGGCTTCATCCTCCAGGTCGAAGGTGGGGTCAGCGGACCTAGCCTCGTAGTACATGCCGGTACGTCGCTGCTTGCCGTCCTGCTGTCGCTGCCAGGCCGTGTGGACCCGTTCAGCAATGCTGTCCTCACCGACGATGTAGGCGTTGGTAGCCATGAGGGTGCGTCCGCCGACCTTGGCGGCGTTAGCCGTGGCCGTGTGGTAGACGTTCACCATGTTGTTCGACTCGTTCCAGTGCCACGTTTCGTCCATGAAAAGGGCCGATGGTCGGCCACCTTCCGCAGAGCGGTAAGAAGCCGTCTTGGCTTCGAGTAGACAGAACGTGCCGTCGGTCTGGCGGGCGTGCCAGCGTTCAATACCGGGGTCCATCGCATACTTCGCAATGGCAGCCTGGTTGAAGAGACTGTTCAGGGTCAGGGTCACGTTCTTGACCTGGTCCTGATTCACGGCGAAGAGCTGAACCCAGGGCTCCTGGGGGTGCTTGCCGACAGCCCGACCGTCGTCGTCAAAGTGGGAGAACCTGACAGGCCCCAGGAATTCGACGGCGGCGAGAGTCGCGAAGAATGGTCCCTTACCGGAACCCTTGGCAAGCTGAAGTGTGCCCGTCTGATAGACGAACTTGCCGTTCTCGTCGACCTCGTACCAGCGAAGGATTGTCCGTCGCTGTGATCGGGTGTACCGCCAGTCAGACCGGAAGTGTTCACCGGCCCAACGAAGAATCCCCCACCCAAGAGTGCGGTGTTCGCACATCTTGTTGCCGAAGGTCTTGCACGAGTCACACTGGGGAATGTAGTCATCCTTGACGGTAAGAACCGGCTTCACTCATCCCCCTTAAATGTCTCGTGCGTACTCCTCCATAAGCGAAGTAATGTGGGCGTCCATCGAATCGTCAGCAGCCTTGGCAAGCTCCATCTGTGCGAGCCGTCGAGCGGACTCGGTAGTCAGAAGAAGACTGCAAGCCTTGGTGATCGTGGCCATCATCTTTCCGTTCATACCGGAAGCGACATGACGATGGATGATCTCAGCGACAAGCACTGCAAAGGCGATGTCTGTCGACTGGTAGTACATCGACTGGCCAGACTGCCGAAGAGACAGGAACCAGTCAGTTGCAAGGTCGTCCCAGTAGTCGAGTGGCTCGGTCCAGACTGTCTTGCTCGGATCAATCGAGATCCGAAGCCGACGACGAGTGGCCTCGGTCGTCAGGAAGTCTTCGAGGGCCGAAATGGCGGAGGCCGCAGCATCAAGGCCGATCTTGTACTGATCCGGGTAGTCGGCGTCATACTCGCCCTTGTAGAGAGTCGAGGAGATGAACGCACACACGTACCGGAGCTGAGCCCAGTCAGAGGGCTCGAAGAACGCCGCCTGCGGACTGGCCGCATAGCTCATGTAGAGCTGACGAACAATGCTGTGCCACGTAGGATCAACAGCGGGATTCGACTTCACAGACCCAATAGGGGAGGAGGAAAGCTCGATCGACTCGACCAGATCCTTATTCCGCCTCCGCTTCATCTTCGGGTCCTTAGGCGGGGGACCACTGCGGGTCGTCATCAAGCACCTCCTTCAAAGCCTGTTCCGTGCCCGTATCCACGGGCGCTTACAAATGCTGCGACAGCCGAGTTCAGACTGTCTCCCTGAGAGTCGAGCAGTGTGCCGACATAACGTCCCAGAGTCGAGACCTCGTGGTCACCTCGCTTAGTTCGCTCAAGGATCACCACGAAAGGCCACCGGCCTTCAGATCGTTTATCGACCCACTCAGTGGCGTGAGCCTTGGTCTCAGGCCCTCCAGAATCAGCCTTCTCGGGTGCCCATGTGTCGAACAGGCGGAGATCAATCTCCTTGGTCTCATCAAACCCTCGGTCGAGGAGAACACGTAGCGTGTCACCATCCTTGACCTTGAGGA